ATATCGTCGATAGGATCACCTAGGCCCATGTCCGTTTGGATTGTTTTTTCGAATTCATCCTTGGCAAGTGCCTTTCGCTCTTTCTTTGGCCATAAATTAAATAGACAATCAAAATATTCATCAGAATGAACACTCTTATTTATTATTTGTTTACTATTACTTTTTAATGGGGTGACTCCTGTGTCACTGGGGGGGTGCAAATTTGTCACCCTCCCCCCTAGTAAATCTGTCACCCCTAAATTGAGCAAATATTCATTTGATGTTTGGCGTCCATTTGAGAACCTCGATTTTTTCCTAATTAAATTTCGCGATTCTAAAAATTTCAAATGCCTATGAATGCTGCGCACACACATTTCACAGTCATCACTTATTTTTTTAATGCTTGGAAAGCACCCTAAATCTGGATTATGACGATTGGCTAACTGTATTAAAACGATCTTAGTTGCTGGTGGAAGGCCGCGCACATCTAACGCCCAACTTAATGCTTGATACGACATTTTGTAATTCTCCTTTGTTCATTGTCTCATCACAATAATCATAACAAAATTTTAATCAATAATAAATATGTGTAAATAATTAATTGACAATTTCATAAAACAAAATATGATTTTACTACCTCAAAAAGGAGAGAGACATGAAAGATTTTGAATTCGGCCACAAATGGCCTACACCAAATACGATAAGATTATTCATTGCTAACGCTGTTAAAGAATACAACGATACGCATGAGACACTTTTACCTCCAGATATTGGATTTATTCTTGACAAAGCAATCAGTAGAGCCTGTGACGAATGGAGTGTAAAAGGTTATGAGGCTGGTCTTGATTTGATCGAAAATTATCGGTCAATTCCAGAGGGGTGGGAATAATGTCGGACCTTGAGCATTTATCAACCTGCCGTGAACGTTTGACACAGATTGTTGATGATCCCAAACGCAGAGGCAAAGATTGGGCAGAGATAAAAGGTAAGAGATATGCACTCGTTAAGACGCGCGTAGAAGTATTTCGGATGTTTTACGGCCTTAATTATGGGATATCCACAAATATCATTAGCGATGAGCCAAATCGCGTTGTTGTGCAAGCGATCATCAAAAATGAAAATGGTATGACTATCGGCTCAGGTCTCGCCGAAGAATTTCGGTCAGGTAACACTAAAGAAGTAAATTTTGTGTCCGCCATCGAAAATGCCGAAACATCAGCAATTGGTCGTGCGCTTGCAAGTCTTTCGCTGCACGGTGCAGAATACGCATCTGCGAACGAAATGCTATCAATCGACAAACAGCAGAGTATTAAAATTGAAATTGATCTTGAGCATAAAATTGATGCTTGGAAAAATTTTCTGGATAATGGAAAAGATAAGTCTGGTGAACGTTTTACGATTAAATATCTGGATGATATTATGGAGAGTTCAAAGTTTAGAAATCTTATTAATAATCCCAATTTAAATGGTGATCAAAGAAAAGTGCTAGACGAAAGCGTAGAGAACGCAAAAAATAAAGTTATGGATGAAGATGCGATGGGGGGGATAAATCAATGAAAAATATTACCCTTGTTGGTCGATTGACAAAAGATGCTGAAGAAACAAAAAATAAATTCGGCATTCCATTTGTGAAATTTTCAATTGCTGTTGATGATGGCTATGGCGAAAAAAAGCAAACCCTTTATTTTGATTGTAATTATTCGCGGATCAAACTGCTTTATTATCTGCGAAAAGGAACTCAAGTTTGTATTGCTGGCGACTTCAGCGCCCGAGAATATGAGTCTAAGATATATTTTAACGTGTATGTAAATAGCCTTACTTTACTAGCTCGGCCAAAAAATATGATATCTGAAAATCCTGTCAAATATACAGAGCATGACGAGCGAAATGATACAACAAATCATACTACGACAATCGCATCGCCAGGGAGTGAAATTGATGATGAAATACCATTTTGAGCGCGTGGAAACTTGGGATGCTATGACCGAACGGCACAAGCAAGAACGTATTGATCAAGTTATGTTTTTTTCGAAAAGTCATACTCAAACAGAGGCAGCAAAGCTTCTAGGCATAACCCATAGACATTTAAATAATTTTGTTCAAAGAAAAGGTTTGATTTGGCGGCATAAATACAAAAGGAGGAAAAAAAATTGTGATACGATGACTGAAGAGGAATATTTTTCAGCCCTTAAACACATAATACGTGAAATTTCACCTTTTAAAAATAAACCTCGCCGTAGGGTAACGTGCAAGTCTGAATTAAATGATTGAATTTATCACAATATTATTTATTGACTACGAAGCTCCTGAGTATGGAATGGCACCGATGGCGAGTATTATCTTTGCAACAGAAAAGCACTGCCAGCAAGCAATGGATCGGGGTCTCGTTGATCCATTGTATGATCATTTAATGGCACTTTACGGTAACGACATAATGATGTGGTGTTATGTTACAGATCAAATTTCAAAAGAGCCAATTCGACCAAAGGCGCGGCCTTGATGCAGGTCTTTCTTCGACATAACAGATTATGGCCTGTAACAAAAAATGACGCGGAGTTAATCGAAAAGCATGCCAATGAAACGATTTTTAATCTCAAATCAACAAAGCTAAGATCGAACCCACAGCATAATTTATATTGGTCAATCCTGAGGAGCGTTTGTAAATCTACTGATAAATGGCCCACTGAAACACATTTGCATTACGAACTTAAAATTGCTTGTGGATATTTTAATCATCGATACTCGCCACTGACAGATAGTATTATTAGACAGGTTGACTCTATAAGTTTTCAAAAAATGACTCCGCAAGAATTCAACGAGTATTTTGACAAAGCGATGCAAAAGCTGTCCGAATGCGTAGGTTATGATGTCATTGAAGAAAGATGAATTTAACGGGTAAAGGTCCGCTGGGACAAAAAAAACAAAAACCAAAAAAAAACTTAGCCTATCTGGATAAAATTCGCAAACAACCATGTTGTATTTGTAAAATTTTTAACGAACCGCAATTAAGTCCAACACAAGCACATCATCCCATAATGGAACGATATCAAACAAAAAAAGCTGATGATCTTTGTGCAATACCACTTTGTGAAGGACATCACACTGGTTTATTGGATACATCTAAAGTTGCTGTTCATCGTGAACCGCAAAAGTGGAAAAAGATGTACGGGATGGACTACAATTATAGTCGCCATCGTCCCATTGAATAACAACCTTAGTCTGAGCAACCATATCAACATCAACATATCTCTTACACGCTGTAATGTGCCAAACCTGTGAGTCATTGAATAATACAGGTCCGTGCGGCCCCTGTATTGCGTCCAGAATAGGTTTAATAAGATTATCGACGTCATGGCGCGGTGGAATGATTACCCCTGCCTGAGCCTCTAATATGCGCTTTTTAGAGAAACTTTTTGGTATTGCAAAAAAACTGGTCATTTTTATTGATGTTCGAAACGTACTTGGACGTAATCTTCTTTTTTGCATTTCGACCCAAGCAATCTGTCTGACATTATTTTCGAACCGCTTTTGGTTTGGGTCGGAGTGAACGCGACCTTTTCCGAAACGGGGACGGGCTTTTGAAACAGGATCACCATGGATCGTTAAATTTAAAGTTACAACTGCCATAATTATTTGTGGCAGTTTTTTTGTCATTGCTCAAGGTGATTAAACTTTGTGTAAATAAAGTATTTACAAAGTAATAGGAATCATCATATAGTTCTTTTCAGAAGGGAATGGACTGAAGCGGTAGTATGGGACTACCGCAGTCCTCAACAAATGGAGAAAAATAAGCGGATGGAAGTTAAAAAAGCAATTAATGAACTTCACGATCTTCGTGATCAGATCGAAAGCCTTGCAAATAAATTCGCCAAAATAGTAGATAAAGAATTTCCGTTTTGGAACGATTACATTGAAACGCATGGTCTTTTACAACTAACTGATAGCACTTGTCCTTATGATATAAGCTTGAATACGTTTCTGAACGAATTGTGTAAACAGCACGGCATTAAAGTTTGGGACAATCAAAATGGATGGATGGATCAATTATGACAAAAAAAAATATCGCATCTCTCAAAAAATCTAACCGTCAAAAAAAAACCGTTAAATCAAAGGATAAAAAATTTACGTTTAATACAAGGGTAGCTTTGGGTAGTCAGAAAACCTATCAAAGAAATATGCCCGTTACGTTATCCGAAGCGCCTTGGGAAAATCAGAATGATTGAATTAGAGAGTCAAAATAAAGCAATACATCTTTTTTTAAAATCAGGCAAAACAATCACTGGAATGGTTGCGTTGCAAGAATTTGGGTGCTGGTCGTTATCAAGAAGAATTTGCGACCTGAAAGAGAAAGGTGTGAAAATTGAAAGCCAATGGGTGAAGTTGGCAAACGGCAAAAGAATAAAAGAATATTGGATGGAGAGGTAAATTCTCAATCCTGCAAGAACAGGGAAAGCTTGGTGTTTGAACCTCCACACCGATCTTTTTTTGACCCGCACGGGAAGGTAGGTGTTGGTGCACTTCGGGCCTGTAAAGCCTTCCCGAATGCGTAAGTCGTGAGTGCGCTAAACGTGTTATGGTTCATAGGACACACGTTAACCACGACAGTTCAAGCATGGTCTCCGTCATGTGATTGAACAGGCGGTGTAAGTTACGACGGCTTACACCGCTTTTTCTCTTACTTTTTTGCTATTATTGTAAATAAAATGTTTACAAAATAATTGGATTGGGTATAGTGATTCTCAGAGGAGAGACACAATGATTTCACTTACCAAAAAAACCGCAGCGCAATGGAACGGAAACGGTTTCGGTTCTTCTACAGCCGAATGGGTTGTCAAAGATCACGAACATATCGAAGTTTTTAAGTTGGGCTTCCACTGGATTGCAACAGATACAGCTCACGGCATGAACCGCAAAATCTGCCGAGCCGACACAAAATCGGAAGTCATCGCAAAATTATCTGCTGAACTGGCATAACAATAAGGAGAGTAGCACAATGGACAATCGTTTTATCAAAGCAGAATTTAAAAAAATATCACCTTCTTTGAGGGCGGGTGATAAAAAATTCTACATGATAACATTCAATGTCAAAAACCCTCGCACAGAGACGCCCATTTTACGGTTTATGGTCTGTTATAAAAACTTTCTGTCTTCATTTTCTTGGCATAGAAATAAAAACGGTGGCTATACCCAGTGGAATTTTCTCTGCTTTGGTGGCTGGTATAGGAGGCCGGAGCAATGAGCTATAACTGCTCCAAGTGCCGCGATACAAAGATGCACACATACACCCGTCGCGTAGACGCTTTCAGCGATGAGGTGACGGTCTATGAGCGCTGTGAATGTGATACCAGTATGTCGGATTACGAACTTCAAGACATCAAAGGAAAGCTGAACAGCCAAGTTATCTACAACGATGAAGAACAAAACGCAGCTTTGTTAGAGAAGTTGTTTACTGGGAGGTGCCAAAAGACCAAGATGAGGTTAGCAGCGCGATACGGGATTTACGCTTATGAAAATTGATAAACAAGACTGGGCGATCTTTGGTTTAGTGGTCGTTATGGCGGCTGTTTTTGTAATCGGTATCAGCGCAGGATGGTGGGGATGAATAGTTTCATTACATCGTCATCAATTCATTGACATCTTATGCAGATTAAACCATTATTAACAGTATGAAATGGCATAAATTAATACACGAACAGAAGCAGGAGCGCATTGCGCTTGTTCAAGAATCATTCGATGCAGGAATGTCGCTATCGGAAGCAGCAAGAAATCTAGGAATTACACGTCAGCAATTGCACGTTTTTTGCAAATCAAATGGAATAAAGAGTCGGCCTAGAAACAGTACCGAGATTATTGAAAGAAAATAAAAGGAAAGGGAAATATGCCAGAAAAGTGCATGAATTGTAAGAACGACGCGCTAATAATTCACAACAACCATGAGTTTTATTGTGGACAATGTTGGATGAAAAAGGAATTCCAAGATGCACAATCTTACGAGAGCAGATCACGCACTTTTACGTCATCTAAAGCGAGAGGAAGAACGCTGTTTGGACGCATATCTACGAACAGGTATAAGACATCCTAATGTTCAACAAGACCTGCATAGAGCGCGAAAAGAACTCAAAGAGTTTGTTAGAAGCTTAAGGCAAGAGGGCAAAAGAATATAAAAGTAAATCTACTCTCTTATTTCAAAATGAGGTCCATCTATAAACGGGCGACGCCCCTGAGAGCGCCTGAGATCAATGTAAGCGTTCATGGCTTCTTCCATTGTGCTGTCCCATGAGCGAATGTCATCAATGTGCCATGCGGCACCCCACCGAACAGGAACGGCAACAATTTTTGCAGCTTGTTTGATAGCATCGGCTAAATCATCGTACAAATTCAATTCCCAAGAAGCCCTAGAATTTATATATGCCATAATATCAATTGCTTTTCCCTCAAGGTGCAAACTTTTCATTGTTTTACTTGCGCCCTTTGCAACTAAATCTTTTTGTTCCTCAAGAGTACGGATTCCTTGAATCACACCAAAGTCTGTCTTGGTCAGTGTAATGGCCTGTTTTGCTACAGCTTGTAGCCTTTCATCGACACCTTCAAGCCTGTCAAGGCTTCGTCTACTTAGTTTAAATGCCATGCTTTACCTTTCTTACTTTTTCTCATGCCAGTGTACGTTTCTCTGGGTAAACCAAAATCCTTCATTATTCTCCGCACCTCTGGCTCAGAAAGCGTCAAACCTTCGTCAGCACACGCCTTATAATCATCCGCAGAATACTTCCACTTTCGCATCTTATACTCTTTTATGCCACCGAGAAACTCGACCATCCTCTTTTCTTGTGCTTTTTAAATCTATTCTAGGATCGATCTCCGCATCCCTCTTACACTGCGCCTCCCATGCCTCTCTATACAAATCCTCATACTGAATGCGTTTTTTCTCTATTAAACAATCGTCCATTATGATTTCACCTTCATATATTTTTGTATTGCCCGACCCCCAAACCAAAAACTGAGAACGGCAGAAAATAGTGCCGAAGTTTCTGGGTCCCATAGCATTGAAAGCGCACGACCAAGATCAACGCCTGAGTTCATCAATGCCATGAGCGCCGTGACTTTGATGGCACAAAAAAGAGCAAAGAAAACATAAGTGATAACAGGTCGAACAGAAGCCCGTAGTGCATTGACAAATCCACCGCCATCAAGTCCCATATCATGGCTATACAATCCCTTTACTTCTTCAATGTCCGCTTCCTTGTCTAACACCTGTATCTTTAACTCCGCTCGTTTGGACATCAAATCCATTTCAAGCTGCATTCTTTCAAGATTATGTTTGTGTTCCTGACCTGCTTTGAAATAATTTAATACCTCTGGAAGGAACGATGTTCCAAAGCCAAGAAGGCTCCCAAGCAATGCCATCATTTTGAGGCTCCATTCTTTTTACCATTCATCGCTGTAAAACCAAAATACGCTGCACATAAACCACTGACACTTACAATATAAATACTAGCAATATCTGTTATCAATCCTGCGGCAGCATCAAAACCGAAAATGGAACAAGCTAATATTACAACTGGGTATAAAACCATGCCACTTAAAGCAAACCAAGTCATGTGCCGTTGACTATCGCGTTTCTTATCCTCATCAACCATTTGACGGCGATGATCTTCTAGTTTTAACTTATCCCACTCATCTCTATTGATATTGCCATTTTTGTCTAAATCAGCTTTTTCGAACTCAGTCACAACTTTAATTCCTATCTTGCTAACCACACAAATCCTATAAGGCCGCCAACTAAGACAATAAACAAAGCAATACCTGCTGTCCACTCTGCGATAGATTGCTTGATCTCCATGCGCCTAAAGTCGTGTTCCCGTTTTTGCTTCCTAATCTGAGCCTCAATCCTCAAAAATTCTTGCCAATGGCTTGGGCCAAGAATGGCAGGGTGGGATATGAGTTCCCGCAAATCATTGCGCATTTTTTCACTTTGTTTTTTTGCAAGAAAGACTTCAACTGCTTGCGCCTGAGTGCCTCCACCCAAAGATTTATACCACGGCGGCTTTTCTATCATTTTTTCGGCTTGGTCGATTTCAGCCATACAGCCAGCCCATTGTTGCAGCTGTTGGCCCATGTCTTGCAAATCTTTTCCGACCTGAACGCCAGCCTTCATAAATTTGTACGCCGCCTGTGCGCCTGCGATTGCAACTCCTATTTCTATCATGTTTCATAGAACCTCGCTGGGCAAATGTAATCTGGATAGGCTATGTATCTTCTATCATACCATTCATAACTTGGACGGGGTT